GCTTTACCTCTACCACCAGTTATTTCATCAATATTTTCAGCTATTCCCATCAATTCTTGCTTCAGTTTTTTATCCATCTCGCCTGTTTTGTTAATAGCTTCATTCATATCTTTAACAAATTTTGAAAACTGAATTGATCCTAGTGCATTACCTGATTGAATCATTTGCTGTTCGGCAGATAAATCGGAACTCTTTTTAATTATTCCATCTAGTTCTCCGCCCAAAGTTTTATATCTTTCAGTGGTACTTTCTAACCATTCTTTTTCTTTCTTGGCTGCTTCATCTTCTCCAAATATCCATTTACCTAAAGACATAAGGGCTGAACCTATCATCATAATAATACCAACCCAACCCATAAGAGCCATAGCTTTATTAACACCACGAGCCATCATAGCTGTTGCATTTTTAATTTTAACCATAGCGCCTTGATAAACAGCAGCCATCTTTTTAGTCTGCATATTAAACCAAGTAGTAGTTCGAGTCCATTGTCCTTGCATCTTACCTGTAGTAGATTTTAATGCAATTTCTTGACGTTTTAACATTCTCTCGAAAGATCTACGACGCTTACCGTCCATATTTTTAGCTATACCATTTCGGTTTTGTAAACTTTTTCTATACGCATTGATTTGTCGTTGGGACATTTGACCTGCGGGTTGTCCTTTACCTGACTTTACCCCAAACTCGTCCATTTCTTTTTTACCTTGACTATAGTCTGGTCCGCCTTCTCCTCTAGCTTCTTTATATTTTTGTTGAGCGTACGCCGCGTCATCTGCAGCGTCTCTTGCAGCTTGTCCTGCTTGTTGGGCTTTTAATGTAGCATTATCTGCCATATTTGCTAAGCCTTCTCCAAACAAACTTTTTAATACTGGTGCTAAAATTAGCCCCAATGCTCCCGCCAGTGCTAGTACATTATTAGTAAAGAAAGGGAGTACGAATTTAGCTACAGCTCCAACACCTTTTTGTAGTTTTTGGAAAAGTTCATCAAATGCTACCATAAATTGCGACAGTGCATATGCTCCTGAGTCCATTTCTTCTGAAATTGCACCAAACTTACTTTCAGCTTGCTCAAGAACTTCATTAGCAATCGCTTGAGATTTTTCAAATTGAGTCAACTGAGATACAGGCTTTTTAACAGCGGCTGCATAGGCTTTTAGCGCGGGCTCTAGTCTTAAAATGATACCTAATTCGTCTAATAGTTCTGGTTCCGCTTTTGTTGTACCTCTTACTAACCTGTTGAAAGAGTCTGTTAAATCTCTTCCTAAAGCCATCGAAGTATTCTTTGCAGCAGCACCTAGTCTTTCTAACTGCTCTCCAGTTAGTCCAGCAGCTGTACCAATAGCCGCAGCTTCTGCAGCTTGTTTAAACATTAGCTGTCCGTCTGTAGCTGCTTGGATATCAGCAGTTAAAGTCTTATATGCGGTACCTGTTATTGACGCAAAGGCTTCCTGCCCTTGATGCATGTTGGACATATCGACTGAGTTTTTAAGGAATTGGAAAGCGGCACTCATGGCAAATACTTGAGCAGCAATGGTTGCATAAGCCGCAACTAAACCACCTTGCATGGTTTGGGCTTGCTTACTGAAGTTTTTTGTCGCGTTAGAAGACTGCTGTGTTACACCTTTGATTCGACGGTCTGTTGCTTGAGAAGCTCTCCCCAAGCCGTCCATATCTTTGGCTGCTTTTTTAGCTTTTTTAGCTAATACAGGAATAGTATTCCCATCACTAAGTTTTAGTAGTACTTCTACGACTTCTTGTTTTTTACCTGCCATTTATTTTTACTTTTGTCGCCGTTGTGAGGCGTCTTGCTTACGTTTAAGCTCTGTATTGATATTCATCGTACTATAGCTCTCAATGTGTTTCAAGAAAAAACAAACGGTTCTTTTGTCGTTCACGCCCTGAATATTCAATAAGTCATTTAGTGGCGACCAGTCTTTCCCCATATAAGAACCACTTGACCCGTCCCATTTATCTGGGAGCATTGCGTGTACGACGAAAGCCTCCTGAATCTCGTAAGGAAAATCTCCTATTTCAGGTGGCATCTCATCTGGGTCTGGTTCTTGGTCTAGCTGTTCACACATCTGTAAATACGCATCTACAGATATATTATCACTATATACTCTTTGAATCTGTGCAAGTGCCCAGGCTACTTGCTCTGAGTAAAATTTTCTAGTTCCCCAACTTGCTCGGTTACCCAAGTATCAAAATCACCGGAATTCTTCATAAGCACTTCTACGTTCTCTTGTGAATAGTCTAGTTCTTGTGTTTCTTGTTCAGAAGTTAAATCTCCTAATAGTAACATATTTTTTGCAAATCCGAGTTGAAACCCTTTCCAACCTTTTACAACTGCTTTGGTATATTCTGATAAAAACTTATCATCATCAAGCTGTTCTTCGTAACCTCTAGTCTTTTTGTTAAAGACATTAGAGACACATCTGGTTCTTAGTTTTACTAACTCTTCTCTAGCTAAGTAACAAAGTGAAACTTTGAAACCTTCGCAACCGGGGTAGTCAAATTCTACCGTTTTGCTGGGAGTCATTAGACTCTTCAGCGAGACTGCCTTGACAGGCTCTTTTTTTACTGTATCGTTCATTGGTTTTTTATAATCCATAAAAAGGCGAGCAGGGTTACTGCCCGCCATAAGTTAATTTATGATGTGTAAGTTACCGTCATTTCATTTGCACTTGATGAAGAAGTCGCATTCGAAAGGTCTGTTGGTAAAGCATGGAAATTAACATCTACACCAATCACGTCGTCAATAGAGTGAGTTGGTAGTTCTAGATGACAATTCGGCAATGCCACAGCTACTTTCGGTGCGCTTGCGCCACCAATACTAAATGTCATGTCGAAACTATTATTAATCATTGTGTCAGCTTCGTGTAAATCTTCTAAAAGATCCATTGAGCCGTCAGCAACGTTATTCAGATAGCAGGTAAAATTACCTGAAACTGATCTAGTTCCCATCACGTGTCCTAAAGGCTGATTAACAGACCCTAAGGTTTCTGGTGTTAGATAAGTTAGATTGTTTTCAATCGTAATATTACCTCCTGTTAAGACAACACTATATGTCTTATCAGCACCAAGTTGTACTTCACCATCAACGGTAGTTCCACCGCCTGATGAATCACTTGCATCAAAGCTAATAGCTAATGATGTTAGTTTTTGTCTAATGTAATTTGAAGTACTTGTTATTCCTTCATTAATTAAACCTTTAACAGTATGCTCTTCTCCTGCGACTGCTGGGGAGGTTGCTCCGCCACCAGAAGTTTTGAGTTGAGTAACTTCTTTAATTTTCTTTCCTTGTCCCGACCAAGCTACCTGCGCTAGTCCTTCGATATCGAAGTCTACAGATGCTGAGCCTACTGAACAGTCAGAAATTTTGTAAACTGTTACGCCTTCGGTTCCAGTTGTATACAATGCAGTAGCAGTATCTTTTGCTGCTCCTAATACAAAGTATAAATCAAACACACCTAGTGCCACCTTATTTGAGTTCTGAAAGTTAAATACATTCGGCTCAAATGATGATGCTGTTGGTGCTCCTGTTCCGCCTACACCTAAGTTATAAGTGGTTGCGGACATTGCTGCCCATAGAGGTCCTTCTACTGCAAATTTCTTTGCGTTTCCTGCGTGGCCGTTAGACGCCCAAGTATCGCCGGAACCCGATGTAGTCGGTCTCATATAAGTACTGAAACTCCATTCTGCAGGGGCATAAGAATCGTTGAACATTGCTCTACCTCTTTTACTGTTACCTGCTGAGTCGGCTGCTTCGTTCAAAGTAATCTCTGAACTATTTGTAGCCTGACTAAAGGAGTACCCGTCTAGTACTGGTATTTCATAAAGCGCATCGTCCGTGCCTGTAGCACTTGCATGAAACTTCATGAATACTTTGGTATCTCTACTAAAATGAAATGCCATTATTTTTCTCCTAATATTCTTTGGAAGAGTCGTGCTAAATGTTTATTCAGCGTTAACTTTTCCTAGTATTGAATCTCTACGATGACTTCACCGACACCGAGAGGCTCCAAAACACCTTCGTCTGTATCAACAGATAAGATTGTAGTCTTAGCTGTAGATTGAGACGCACCTGTCGAATCCGTATACGTCATAGGATCATTATCCTCGAGTACAGTTTCGACATCTTCTAGTAATTCTTCAAGTGCTAATATGACGTCATCATTGTCGTTCACATAACACCTAATTGTTACTCGTAAAAACCTAAATCTGAAACCGCCCCCATCATAGGTTCTGGTTTCTTGCCCTGCTCCAACTTGAACTGCGGGGAAGTCTGAAACTTCGTCCCAAAATCTAAGTCTTGGTTCCACACTCTGAACGGAGCTTCTAAAGGGCGCGCTTCCATTCAAACTTTCGTACAACTTACTCGCAATCGCTCCTACTATGGCTCGTCTACGCGTTGAGTATGCTCTAGCTGTAGTTGCGTCCATTATATTCTCCTAATTGTTGAGGGTTGTCTTCCTAATATTCCTGTTGCAAGTTCTCTTATACTTGCTCCTATAATCTTTCGAGGGTCTCTTTGAGTACTCCCCTGTTTGTTACCTGGCTCAAAAGTTTCATAAGGATCTCTTTGGTAAGTATAATCTATACCGATTCCTCCTCTTGGCCCGACATCTAAACTTTCCACTCTTGCTGAGTTTGCAAATCTACCAGTTCTAAATCGTAGTGCTGGTGATGTCATTTTACTTGCTACCATTTGTGGTAACGCTTCGTTCAATAAGTTTCTAAGAACTATTGGACTTGGTTGTGTCATTCCCTGACCCCTACCTGAAGATGGTGTTGCTCTTACCTTTTTCTTCTTTCTAGCCTTAAATCCTAAACCACCTGCCACTAAGTTATTTAGTCCCTTGCCACCTTTTTGAGACTTATTACGAGTTGATGATTTATCCTTAGCAAGTTTATAAAGATTTTTATTTACCTTTAACCTCATATTTGGTGTAGTCTTATGGGTAAACAAATTATCTATTACTACTTTTTTAGCTATTGCACTAACCTTATCTATAGGTGCTGGACTATCTGCCCAAAAGTTTAACATTTTATTCAAAGGTAAAACACTTAGTAATGCTTTTAATACCTTCGGTATAACTGTTAACTGGTCATTAAATAAGTCATATATAGCTGCATCTAATGTACCTGAATTTAGGTGATCATTTGGTCTAATAGTATGCTGTACTAATAGTCCTGCATGTATCCCTCTTGCTTTAAAGTTTCCTTCAAATCCTATTTCTTTACCAAAAAACTTATTATACCAACCCTTAGTCCACCACATCTGTAGTTTCATTAACTTGCCTGTACCGATTTGACCGTCTTTAATTTTCAGCATATCGGCTGCCCAGTCATTAAGTATTTTATCAATTCTTTGGTTAGCAACTGTACCTTTTGCACCTTTACCGCCCTTTTTCATCATGTCTTTAGACTTCTGGCGATGCTGAGGGCTTCTAGGGTATTTCTGTCCCTCTGTAATTTGTGCGTCTATCTCTGCTTGAGTAAAACTATCCGTATCAGGGAAGTTTCTCTCTCCACCACCACCGGCCGCGTGAGCATTTAGTAGAGTATTCGCTATAAATACTTTCTGATCTCTAGCCGCTTTTCTTAACTTTCTTTTTACGTAGTCTGCAACAGCGTTCTGCGTAGCTTTAGGAGCCTTACTAGTAAGTGCAATATACTGTATTAAAGTAGTATCACCATTAAAAATTGGGTCAGTTTGAAACTTAGCTGCTCCTGTTTCCCCTTTCTTTATTAGTGAGTTAAAGTATGCCCACCACTTGTCTAATATGTCAATGTCAAAGTCGTCAAACTCAAATTGCAGTTGCTCTAATTCTCCTGCCTTTCGTACTTTGTCTTTTAAGTACTCTCTATAATCTTCTTTCTTTACTGTAATAATACCTTGAACATATGTGTCCAGTACTATTGCTCTATCAATCTCTTCAAATAGTTTGTCAAGGTTTTTCTTGGCTAACTTATAGCTCATTACACCACGACTCTATACAAGTCTAGTACTCTTTTGATGTGGTCAGGAAAGTCAGAACTTGTTCTCATTCCTGATGTACCTTGGTTTTGCATCGTTGCTCCACCTAGAGTCTGTCTTTGCTTATGCTCATCTTTTAAATAATAAGTAACTAAATCAAATATAGCAAGTTTTAAATCTCTTGGGCACTCTGAGTACCCCGCATTATATGTAATTCTTACTGCTCCAACACCTTTAGCCCAGTTCTTCGGATTTCCGTTGTCACTAGTTCTAATAACTGCATCTGCATCTGTATCAACATAATACTCATAATTGCCTGTGGTTAAAGTGGTATAGGCTCCACTATATGTTGTGCGTTCTTCAACTAAATCTACGACTGTTATAGGACTCTCACTTAAGATTAAAGTATGGGTATACCTATCTTCTATAGTAAAGCTCTCTACTTTGTTCGTTGATATATAGTCTACAAACGATGTTCCGCAATATTTTTTAACAAGATCGGATATTTGAGGAACTAAGACATTCAGACGGTCGTCGTCTTTCTCGCCTCTTATTCCTTCAGCGTCTTTGTATTCATTAGTAGTAATTAAATCTGCCATAATATTATTAAAAAATATTGCGGTGGGGTTTAACCCCCACCACAAAAAGTTTAGCTATTAACTAGCTTTGAACTTATAAGCCCACTTAGAAGTAGCACCATCGATTAGATCGGTGAAACCAATTCTTTGTGAAGCAACAAGAACTCGTCTTTGGTTAGCAACTTCATAGTCTGACTCAATTGTCACACCACGTAGTCTAGGCATTACGTAGTTTCTTGCATATACTGCAATCGCTCCGTACCCATTAGCTGCTTGAGCAGGGAATTCGTCACAGAGTAAAACTCTTGAGCCAAATACCTGACCAATCTCACCAGTGAGTTTAGTAGCCATATCACCAACTAGATTAGCATCTTGGAATTCTGCATCTTCTAGTAATTGGAAGTAAGCGCTTTGTGAAACAATATAAGTTACGTCGTTAGGATTAACACCGTATTTGCCCATATTCTTTCTCATGCTTAGCAATTCTGCAGCAGTCAGAGTGTCAGTTGCAACAGCTGTTGCTGACTGAGTTTCATCACTATCTGCTGATGCCATTTTGATAAGACCATCAAAAGTTCCTGATGTATAAACACCAGTAGCATGGTTACCTAATAGTAACGCATTCTCAATACCTTTTGCGTGTGATCTAACAATTGATTCCCTGATTAAAGGAAGAATTGGCATGATTGCATCTTCTTCAGTCTCATTACCTAAGTATGATTGTGAAATAAGTTTGTGAGTTGATAGAGTTTTCTCTGTCAAATCAATACCACCGAAAGGTGCACCATAAGTGTCGCCTGTCTGTGCTAAGTTACCATGTGGAGATGATCCACTGGCTGTTTGTGCTGAAGCAAATTCAGCATATCCGGAATCCGGAAGGATAGGGATAATCATGTTAGCGGAATTCATTTGAATTTCTCTAAACAACGGCGCTAATACTAGCGAGTTTTGAATATCTCTTTCAACGTTAGTTGATACCACTTGCTCGAAGTCTGCACTAGAAACGCCAACACCTGAGTGTGCGTTAATTTTTTCCATTACGCTTTTAGCGTAAGGAGTGTCGAGTCCTCGGCCAGTTGCAAGACCTAAGATCTTTGCATCTACTATGTCGCCTTCGAAGGCTTCTTTCCAGTTTGAGTTACCTCTATCTTGGAAAATTCTTTTTGATTCGCGCATAGCTTGAATCTCTTCAGATTTTTCTGATAGTTCGGATTGTAGTTCCTTGACAACTGACTCTAGGTCTCCTTGTCTTTGTTCTACTTTCTTGGCAACATCATTAATGAGCTTCTCAGCTCCAGAGATTGATGATTTAACAACAACCTTTTGTTTTTCCTGTTCAGCTTCTATTACAGCTTTCTCTGCAACGTCTGCATCAGCTTGCGCTTTTGCTTCGATTTCATCGTTAGCTTTCTGCTCGGCTTGTTTCATTGCAATGCTAGTAGCAGTTTGATCTGCAACTTGCTTAGCGAATGCTTCAAGGTCGAACTCAGGGCTTACTACAGGAGTTTTCTTTTCTTCTGACATTTTCGTCTCCGTTTTGTCGGCTTTTGCCTTACTTGACTGCTCAATCTTTGCGTTAGCGTCGATTGAGGAAGTCTCTTTAATAAAGTCTTTTTTGAACGAGTTGTACTCTTCCATACTATCAAATGATTTTGCTAGAGAGAAGACTGCGTTTTGGTTACAAGGAACCGAAACTACAGACACTTCAAACAGTTCTGCGTCCTTTATCGTATATCCATCGGTTTCAGTTACATATTCAGCGTCCTTGACTTTGAAACCAACAGAAAAAGCTCCAAGTACGCCATCTTTAATAAGATCTTTTATTTCGCCAGCTGATTTCGAGATACGAGCTGTAAGCTCTAATCCGTTCTCGCTGACTCCAATTTCTTTAGCTCGACCAATAGGTCGATCATAGTTATGATTAAACAAAATTACTGGATTGTTTTTAAAGTTCTCCAATCCACCTTTTGTCCAAGCACCACTTTCAATAACATCACCAGCACGGTCTAAAGAGTTCGTACTAGCTGATCCTTTGATATCTAGTCCGCCATCTTCATCTTCTGATAACATCTTGAAAGAATTAGTCCAATGAAAAATTTTCTCCATAGTTAATCCTCCTTCTTAACCTTTGCCTTTTTAGGCGCAGGTGCTGGAGTTTCCACTACAGTAACTTTTATTGGAAATCTGTATTTCGCAGCTGATAATACTCTATTCCATGAGCCATACTTCCTTCTTAGAAGGTAGTCTCTCACAGGAGCTTTCTCGTCCGCTTTATATTCTGGTAGGCTAATAGTATCTACATTTTTTGCTTGCATATACTCGCTTAAAGCCTTTAGCATCATATTTTTTGTCATAATTATTCCTCTGCGGGTGGGGTTTCTTCTGGTCTGCCACCTTGCTCTGGATTTGCGGCTGAACCTGCAATATTTGCAGGAACTCGCGGTGTATCAAATCCGTCAATCGTCTCAAGTCTCAACGCCTCCCTTGCTTCATTCGGTGTTAATATTCCCGTATTGACAAGTGTAGCGTAGTATGCTGCCTGATCTTTCAATTCAGGCTGAAGAGCTGGCGCGTTGCTTACATCTTCATTCAGTTTAAAACCGAAGAACCTCTCGAAAGCATACCCTATTTTTCTAATAATAGGTAGTATGGTTTCTAAATAGTACAGACGGTGATTAGGTCTAATGTTTGCATTATTCCCTCCGTCCAATAAAATAGGTGGAATCCCCATAGCTTCTAGAATAATTCTTTCATTTGACTTAATAGCCTCTTGAAAGTCTAAATCCTTAAAGTTGACTTCCGTCAAGTTTTCCACTTCTAATCCACCATCAAGGAATAACGGTCTACGACCTCCTGATTGTGGGTTATACCTAGCTACCCAAGCCTGTAACATTCTTTCTTTAATTTTTTCTGAAAGAGTATTAGGCGACTTAAGCACTAAACCTGGTACTGCTCCATTCTTGAAGAAGTTATCTTGGAATCTTCTCATACTTCCAAGTAACTGCATGGTTCTCCATGCTGGCTTCAATCTAGGAACACCTCTATAAATAGAGTTGAAACTGTTTTCTTTTATGTGAATTATCTCACTAGGACTATAGTTTATGCTGTGGTCATACACAAATTTCTCTATGTAGTTCTTTTCGCTAGTCTCTATAGTTACATGTTCTGCTGGTAAATGATATAAGTGCGCTCCGTCAAAATAAATAAAGATGTTACCATCTATAAGTAGGTCAACGATTAAGTTTCTTTTAAATGCGCTTATATCTTGAAAAGGGTTAGGTTCTACATTAAGTAGTAAATTGAGCTTACTTCGTCTAATATTCTTTACGACATTACTCATTCCTATTATTTTCTCACCAACATCAAACGGTATATCCGCTGAGTCGTCCACTATCATGTTGACTGCGCGGTTTACTACCTCTAATTGTTCGTAAGCATTTCTATAGTTTGTTACAACTTCTCGAGAACTAAGTGAGCCACCTTCATCTCCAGCGATATAAGACTGAGCAGGATTTAACTTCTCGTATTCTTCACTCGCTGTAAGGGTAGGGCCTCTACCTATTATTCTGTCATACCATGCCATATTTGTCTCTCTGTATACTCACCCATCTTTCTTGTTTTCGTGCTGTCACTACTCGTGGGCGTTTGCCGTAGATGGAGTGTAGTTTCATATGATGTTCGTGACATAAAGTAACAGCTGCTTCGTAAATTTCTTTGTTGTGTTCGGCTATAAACTCTTCCCGAAGATTCAATATATCTTCTTCTCCAGTTATTTTAATCTTATTCTTTCTCAGCCAAATTTCTAATAATTCTGTTAGACCATGGAAATGATGGAAATCTAGATTCTGCGTAGATTTACAGATAAAACATTCCGTCCCTTTGTCGTATTTCGACTTAGCCTTGTCCCGAACATATTTAACTAGATCTCGTTTTAGTTCCATAACTTATTCCATTCATTAAATTATACTATCTTTTGGGTATGTTGTCAAGAAGTATTTTTGTGCGGTGGTCATTAGAAGCTAGTGACACTTGTCTCAAACGAGTACATCGCGTACCGCAGTGCATCAGCCATGTGAGAAGCATGGTTGTGTTTTGGCTTCTCTCTCAGTAAGTTAGGATTGGGATCCCACTGGTACTGGTCAAGGGAGACTAGACTCTCGTGACATCTTTGATCAACTATTAAGTTATCATTATCACAGATCGCTGCTACGTGACCAATTCCATCAAGTACTGATTTCTTTGCATTAATAGTACTAATATCGTAGTTTTGTGCAAAGTCAAATCTTGTTTGCTGTGCGGCTGAATCTATGTAAATATAGTCTATGTTCCACTTATCTACAAGTTTGCCTATTTCTCTGGCGTGTTCTTCTGTAGTTTTTTCTGCGTTAAAGTATTCATCTAGTAGATAATACTTTCTAGCGTCCCAGTCGTATGCTAGTACACAGAAAGCTGTGGGGTCTTTGAAACCTACGTCCATTCCTGCGAATATATCCATACCTGTCAAATCTAGCTCACACAGGTCTTGTTGGCATTTCTCCATATTGAATCCCCATACCTGTCCTTCAAATACATTAAAGTCTGCCATATATTCCTGATTGAATTCGCTTTCCGACATGGTTTTCCGTGCTTCAGCAATATCTTCATCAGATATACGTGGGTTTTCATGGTAGGTAGCTTTAACACTAGCCCATTCTGGAAAGTCTCCTGAGAAACCTCTGTGCCAGAATTCCGCAAACCAGTTATTCCTACCACGTGGGGTAGATATAAATATGGCTTTTGAGTTTTCTTTGTCTAGTGTAGGTCGTAATGCGACGTTGAAAGCGTCGCGGCCATCCACGAGGGCAGCTTCGTCGAAGATGATGAGGTCATAGGACCTACCAACGACTGAATCCACCTGATTAACCGATCCCATACGGATCGTAGAATTGTTCGAAAGTTCGATAACTTTATCTTTTGCATTGTCTTTAATTACCTCTAAGTCAAAGTGCTTGATTAGTGTTCTCTGAAGGTCAAATGATATCTGGGACAATGAGTAGTTAGGCGACATAAGTAATACATTAGCTCCTGGAACAAGACAAACTAATTGTCCTATTACATTGGCTATGTATGTTTTTCCTTGCCTACGTGAGACTGCCGCAGTAACAAAACGATACTTCGGATTATTGATTGAGTTGATTATGGCTTTCTGAGTAGAATTAGGTTCTATACCTAATAAGTCCATATAGCCACCTATTGGGAGTTTGATGAATCTGCGTTCATCATAGTTCATGAGTTCGTCAGACAGTATGTCTTTTCTTGATATTTCTAGCATTAGTGAATCGTTTCTTGTGTAAAGAAGGATTCGATGTCGTCTAGCATGCCTTTCTCCTCTACTACGTTGTAGAGGTACATGAAAGCAAGAGCTACATTTTTCATGTCGGTCTCTTTTCGAGACAGTTCTCTTTTGGTTTCTACCATGTTGATAGCGGCTGTGAAAGTGCTAGCATTAACTATACTTTCTTGCAACCAAAGTGTTCTTCCGTCCACTGCTTTCATATATTTCTCCGTTTGTTTATCGTCTAGTATTAATTGGTACACCCTTAACGGTGGCTGCTGAGGCATAAATTCTGTCCTCCATATCTTTAGATATGTACTCTGTAGCTCCTGCTTCAAGAGTAAATGCACCCTGCACAACTGTGCCCGATGCTCCATTAAGTATTGTAACTGTTGCTTCTGCTGCACCTAGGTTTGTAACCCGTACTTCTGAAGCTGACTCAAAGTTACTGGCTGCACCAGTAGTTGTTGCCATTGCGGCTTCCGCCCCTATAAATCTTGTTGACATATAATTTCTCCAAATCGCTTATTTGCGACCTTTCCCGTTTTTCTTCTTCCACTCTATAGCTCGTAGTCTTTGCTTCGCAGCTTTTTTAGTTTTAGAAGTTCCAGGAGTATTTTTTATTTTCCACCCCTTGTTTACTTTAACAAGAGACATGAGTTAAAAGTTCTTTGCAACAAAGAACGCTGCGCTATCAGTAAACTGTCCATGTCTAGCTGTATCAAGAACTTCCATTCCTAATGTCCAACCTTTCATGTCTTTACTAACAGTTAGCATTTGATATGTTGAATCGTCCCAGCGTACACCATGTCTAACTACAACGTCCACCCAAGTAATAAAAGGCATCATTAAATTGACTTCCTTATAATTCATCTCGTGGTCATTCATGTCAGTCCATACTGCCATACTGATCCAATGGTTTCCGCCTTTAACGTACCATTCTTCAACCTTATCTACCATCTTATCGTCATACCTATATTGGATAACACCTACATCTACCCAGAGTTTATCTGTTAGATTTAGCATGTAGCCGCCAAATAAGTCGTACTCGTAGTTAGCATCGCCGATACCATCTACTTGACCTACCCAAGCTCCTCCATAGAGACCATTCTTTTCGAGCTGTAACCAACCCTGTAATGATGAACTACCCATTGTTTGACTCTCGCCTCTAAATAGATAGTCACTATACATTCCCATACTGCCCGATACATCTGCAAAAGCAAGTGTTGGTAGCATTAGTAATGTTGCTAATAGTTTTTTCATTTCTTTCTCCCTATTATTGCTGAGAGCAGAGCCTCGCGGTTTTCGCCACGAGGTAAAGCTGTCAACTCCTTAGTTGTGAGAAGGCGATGCAACTTTTGACGTTGCTTGAATATGAGTATCGCAGTAGCCCTCTCAATAGCGAATATCATAGGTGGTAAAGATAATTTCTCTTCTAATCTTCTTTGTTCAGCTGTTTGCATAACAGCCTCCTTAAGTTAATCAAGTAAAGGATTTCGATCTTTAGCCTTACCAATGTTTAATGCAAAGCGGTCAATCCATTTATAAACCTTTGCCCATAATTTATCATCAGCTGGTGTGTCAGTCATCATTACAACGGCTGAACAGATGGTGATTAGTATTGGCAAGACTTGGATTAGCCCCCATACGAATTTTATTAATTCAAAAAACATTCTATTCTCTCCCAGAAGGGTACTCCTTCTCTTTTGCTACTTATTTGGCCCTAGTGCAACAGGTCTGGCCATTCCGCCAGTTGCATACACAGAAGCGCTAGAAGCGTATAATTTATGGAATTGTCTCCTCTTCCAAAAAATCATTACTTCACCTGCCAGCATACGGATACTTCCGACTACTGTTGGTGATTCACCACTTGAACAATAGTAAACAGTTTCTGTACTTGAAGATTCATTTACTAATCTTATATACGTCAATCTGTCTCCACATGTTACTGAGGTTTCTAGTGTGGTGGGTAAAGCAATAACTGCTTGTCCCGGTGAAAATGCTAACATTTTACTTTCTCCTTTTTACCATTTGACTTTGTTCGCCCAATAAGCGGCGGACATTTTACCTTTCGCAATATTCTTTGCGTGCCTAGCTTTAAAACTTTTACGTTTCATCTTCATTCTTCGAGATTCGCCAGCCTTAGGTTTCCCTGCTGTACTAGCTCCTTTCTGTCCGAAACGTATAGTCTTGATTCGACTTCCGACCTTAGCCACAACAATGTGCGACTTAGTCCTATGTCCAGGTGTTCTCTTAGGCTTATTGAATCCTTTAACACCTGCTCTTTTAATTCTGGGATCTCTTTTACGACCCTTGGTTGTTCTACGTCTTCTTACGGCCACGTCTTGCTCTCCTTCTTCGAACTACAGTCTTAACCATTGTAGGTTTACCACCTACTCCTTGGCTCTTTGAACGTTTGCGTCTTACCGCTGACGTTCTTTGACTCTTGCTCATTCTTGCAGCTTTAGCTGCTGGTACACACTTGGGGTAGCCTTTTCGCCCTTTCTTGGCTTTCTTTCTACCGCATTTCTTGTAGCCGCCGCCTTTTTTGGGTCTAGATATATCTACCCAATCTTCTTTGAACCATTTAGTAAGTCCTCCGCTAGCCACGTCTGTACTTACCTCCTGCCTTCTTGTACATTCTTACAAGATAAGCATTTGCGTATGCGGAAGGATATACTGCAAACTTTCGTTTTGTAGCAGATTTTACCCTTGCGTATAGCTTTTTATTAGTAGGTACGTTACGTTTTTTTGCAGTTGACTTTCTTTTTCTGCGTTTAGCTGCCATTTACTTCTTTTTCTTCTTTTTACGAAGAGCTGCCATAAATTTAGCACCCATTCCTTTTTTCTTTTTTCCGCCTTTTTTCTTCTTAGGACGACCTCTGGTCTTCCCATAAGTTCCTTTACCTGATGGCATAGTTACTTCCTATTCCCCGAAGGGCTTAGCTTATCGTCTTAAAGAGCTGGGTAGTTTACCGTATCCTCTTTTCTTACGTTGAAGCTGTTTCTTCCTAGCTAAAAGTAGGTTGCGTCTGATGTCTCGTTGTTCAACGATTTCAACATCAGCTTCAGTTACTACTTCCTGCTTCTCTAAATCTTCTTTAGTCATTTGCGAACTCCATCGCTGCTTCTTTAGAAGCAAATTTAAATTGCTTTCCGTCAGGGTTTACGACGCAGTGTGACCCACGTTTCAAATAGTAACCCCAGCCTTCTGGAAAGTCTGGTTTCTTTTTAGATACGGCTTTTGTATCTGGTGATTTTCTGATATCTTTCTTATCGTAATCTTCTTTCATTTTGTCTCCTAGTGCATTGACAGGATAGTGATTATCACGCCTGCTGCTCCTACTATAATGGTGCCTGCTGCTCCGATTAGTATTGTTTCAATTCGTGTTATTGTTGATTCAACATTATCAAACCGCTGAGCGCTCCGTTGTTCTATTCCTTGAAGCTGATTGAACACCGTTTTCCACCGTTCGGCACATATCGCTTCATGTTTTTCTAGCTCTGCCGCCAGTTCTTCAGTATTCATTTACCATCTCCTTGATAGCTCTGCATATATTCGTACACAATTTA